ACATTCCAAATATTTACCTTACTGGACAGAACACCGATGCTCTAATGTATCGGTATTTGCCCGAAATTCTGGATTACGTTCAGAATCAAGGATTCAGGATGGGCCTCCGCACAAACGGATTCCTTGCACCAAAGAAAATGGATGCGATAGCAAAGTGCATTGCCAATCCTGGGTTTTCAATTCATACGCGGGACTTTGATACCCAGCAATTGATGATGGGTAAGTCACCTATGCCAGATTGGGAGAAAATACTAACTGAGGTGGATCACTGTCGCGTATCAATTGTAGCAAGCCGCTACAACATCGCTGAGATTCCAGAAATGCTAGATTGGTTGGGTAAGTTTCCATCAATACAATATGTTCAGGTACGCAGGATTTGTACGGACAGTCGAGAGGATTATCTGATCGAAGATGCCCGATGCTTTGACACATTGTTGCAGGACATTGACCAAACGTATAAGCAGGTTGGTGAGTTTTATGCAGCCCCTGTATACTCGATAGCGGGCAAAGAAGTATGCTTCTGGCAAACTGTCAAGACTGATATTGATAGCGTCAACTATTTTACTGACGGGACGATCACTGACGAGTATTTTGTGATTGAGGGTTACATGCGCGAGTCTCAGAATTATCCGAAACTGAAGGGCATTCCGATCAATGCGCACGGGCTTGGCCTTGAGGGCTACTGGCGACCAAAAAAGACCAAAACCCTTGCCTAAACTGCGTTTTAATTTTTAGGGCCCTCAGGACCCTTACGACGATTGGGCTGTAGCCTGTCTACTAGTGGAATCGGCATTATATACGCATACATTAGTCAGTGTGCGTCCTAGCACCAAAGGAGTTGTAAGTTATTGTTTCTTTGTGTATTAAACCCAATAAAATCAAGGACTTAAAAGATGAGATAAATCATAAGTCCTTGATTTCCTTAGAAACATAAATTTGACTTCCTTCCACTTCTCACGTATAATTATACTATAGACAGTTAGGAATAGGACAAAAACATGCAATTCAACAAACGCAATCTCCCAGGCTTCCGCTCTGAAATCGCAACCGCCCTCGCTAGCATTGAAGCAAAGCATGGCGTAAAGTTTGACCTCGGTCGAATCACGTTTACCGATAGTAACTTCCGCGTGAAGCTCGAATGTACTTCGGCCTCGGACAAAAGCGGAAATGCAGTTGATCCGCGCAAGACCAAGTTTCTCGCTAACACTTTCCGTTACAATATTTCCAACGCAGCATTTGGTCAGACCTTTTCTAAGGGCGGACGCAAGTACAAGATCGTCGGTCTGAACCCCCGCGCCAAAAAGTACCCGCTGCAATGTGAGGCTCCGAACGGCCAGCAGTGGAAGATGCCGATTGACTCGCTCCCGACTAACCTGCGGGCTCGGTAAAACAAACCAAAATTCACTCAATCCCACAATTGAGGGCTACACAATGAATACCGCAAAAGACAACGTAGAGAAGATGATCGGCGCGTTTATCGCATTTGACAAAGATGCGAACAGGGATTTGCAGACAGCAGATGACCTGCTTCGCTTCTTGCTCGATCACTCAAAGCTGCCTGAGTATCAGTGGCTGAAAACTGGTCGCAAAAACAAGCACGGTGAAGAAGTCACCGATCGCTTGGACAAGGACGACTTAACTGACGAGCAAACGGAAGAGTTGGAGCAGATGGAAAGTCTGCTCAATGCTTCAAGGGCTGACAACGTGATTTGGGAAACTCCCGAAGATCTGTACAATTTGATCGTCACGTATCCGCCTGTAATTTTGGAACAGTTGCTTATTACAGCAATTGTTATTCGCATCCTACGCCATGATATAATGGATATGGATTCAGATACTGATGCCTTTGACGAGTTTTTCAGAGGTTGGGCGTCGGTTGTAGTTGCCTGCTAGAGGATTAGCAAATGAAAGTACTCAACATGAAAGACTATTCGGACGACGACTCGACGCAGACGTTAGAGACTGTCAATATAGTTACTGAACACAATTGCATTGTAGACGAACGTCTGTACTCGTATCTCGAAGACGAGACGCTTGAGGTGAAGCACGGACTTGAGATCACGATGGAAGTGCCGAAGCTGGAACTTGACGACCAGGTTTACCGTTCGCTGGAAGACCTGCGTGAAGAAGCTGAGGGCGAAGGCGTTGCAGTAATTGAAGAGGACTAGCATGGACAAGCAATTCAAACTCAGTAGGGTACGTGAAAGACTCGCAACATGCGAGAAATATTCACACCTGCCTGAGTTGGAATCGGCTCGACAGTTCTGCAGGAAAATCCTCAAAGAGGTTGATGGCGTAAACTACGAGACCCTGTACAGAGCAGCGGCGCATAGCGTAACAAAGCGTGATACTGAAATTGACAGGTTGCAGCGCGCCATTTACAACCTGCTCCCGCATGACGAGGCCGAGGCGATCATAGACGCAGCGCCTCTCCCATTGCAACGCACTGTAATACGCGACAAGCAAATGGTGAACCTCAAACAAGGGCTAGATGCTGCCCGCGCAGTACGCGATAATCTGATTACGCAAAAGCAAAATGAATTTGTAGTTGACTGGGCATACAGAATTGTTTCTGCACAAGGCTCAGTAGACCAAGCTAAGAAGGCGCTGTACATGTACTTGCGCAAAACTGCCAAGTCCCGTTACAGCGACCAAGATAATAAACATAGGGATTTGTAAGGCCGCAGCCTAGGAGAACTGGTTGCAGAATATGTTGTTAAACTAAAAGAGGAAAAGTAAGATGGATAAGTTGTTAATTGTATTTCTTGGGGCAGTCGGCGTAGCAGGATTGTTATTTGTTGCAATTTTGCTGAGTACGATTTTTGGCGGAATTGGCGGTTGGGTAGTAGGCGGAGTTTTCCCCTACGTAACTGACACGGTCAGAGAAGTAACTGGCTTGACGCTGACAAACTTTGAACTTGGCGCAACAATGGGATTCGTAGGTAGCTTCCTGAAAACGTCTAGCTCTAGTTCTAGCTCTAGCTAAATAAATGTCAAGGACACGTATACTTGACGAGAACGATGAACCGACGCCGTACTGGTCTATCTATGAGGTAGTCAGTGAGGTAGAATACGCTGAGGCGTCGGATTCCTCTTATTCATATTTTCCGTGTTACGTGCTGGAGAAGAATCCAGAAACAGGGAAAAAGGAAAACGTTTTAGACCATTACGCAAGACACAGGTACGAGGAGGATTAAAATGAACGCTAAACTCAAAATGAAAAAGACATATTTTGACGAGAGTTATCCGCTTCACGAAAAAGTTGGTAATAAGAACTTTTTAATCAAACTCCAAAGCGGAAGCACAAAGCTTCGCTACACGCCTGAGCAGTTTGGCAAAGGTCTTGACAGAACGATGAAGGATCTGTTGCGTGATACCGAGCGCCAGGTAATGAACAGCTTGCAAATGGAAGAACTCCAGGCAATGTCGAAAGAAGATCGACTTGCACACGCTGATTGGGTGCTTAAGGAAGTGGACAACTACGTGCGCAGCAGACTCGACTATATGATTGACGCACTGGCAGAACTTTACGATTATTGACATTTACTTAAAGTGGTGTTATACTAAGTAATACCATATTGGAGAACAAAAGTGGCAAAGTACAAGAAGCAGTATCTCACATCAAAGCCTGATTATACGTTACTCACCCTAGATAACGAGAATCATCGCCAAGAGATGTACAAGACGTTGCATTATATTCAGCACGAACTCATGCCGAAGCAATTGAGCAAGGCAGTCCTGCTATACGCAAAGAATCATGACGAGTACGATCAGAAGCTTCTGAGACTGCTTGCTGATTGTTGGCTGGCAGTTGCAGGTAAGTATGCACACATTGTTAATAAGGGTGGTGTACTCCCCGAAGATTATCAGGTAGGTTTGGATCGGATGTTCGGTGAAATGATCGAACGAGCAAAAATCGTTAAAGCAGAAAAGGACGCTGCAAAAGAAGTTGAAGACAAAAAGGCAACAGGGCCAGTACTGACTGTACAAGATCGGATGCGGATGCAAGCCGAAGACCTTGGTGCCACATTTGATGTATGGTTAGATGATCTTTTGCTTGGTAAGGTCAAAAGCATTACCAAAGAAATGGATCCTGGCAAATACATGACGCTCGCCAATTTTAAGGCGGGACAGGCGCGTTGGTTGCGTAGTTTTTACGAGCCAGAGCTTGCACTTTTGAAAGAAGTACAGGCAGGCAAGGACGCGCAGTTGGTTGAGGGTTACAACAACATTAGCAAGAGTTCGTTGTTGCGAACAATCAAGTTGCTTGACAGAATTATTACTGCAACGGCGATGATCGAAACAGTTTCAAAGGCAACACGCAAGACACGCAAAAAGAAAGCGCCGTCAGTAGAGAAGCTTGTTGCAAATGTCAAGTATTGCGCAAGGAATGATGAATTTGGTATAGCAAGTGTAAGCCCGCTAGGCATTGTTGGCGCACAGGAAGTTTGGGTGTTCAATATTAAGACACGCAAGCTTGGTAAGTATGTTGCACAGGACACCGCAGGGCTGACGATCAAGGGTACGACGATCAAGGACTTTACTACTACGTCAAGTGTTGCAAAGAACTTACGCAAGCCTAAGGATCAGTTGAAGGACTTTATGTCCGCTGGCAAAGTCAAACTACGTAAGTTTCTAGGCGAGATCAAGGCAGTTGAGATCAAGATGAACGGTCGTTTAAGCAAAGACGTAGTCATTTTGAAAATAGTTAAATAAATTTAACAAAAGGATAAATAATGGTATAGTGAAAATGATAACAATGTAATGGACATCGAGGAAGCAACAGCGTACCTTCACAAAGAGTTCGCTAGGAGGTTTTCCCACGCAACACTGACCATTACAAGTCGAACTATTAAAGGCAAAAAACGTTATTATTTTAAAACGGTAGGTGCTTACAAAGTAGAAAGCGGTAATCTCATACAATGTATTTTTGAAACCGCATATCGCTACAAAGAAGACTATTCTACCCTCACTTACCACTATAAAACAGACTAATGAAATTTACATCCGAAGATTTTAGGGATCAACTTGCGGGCGGCATGGATAAACTTGAGGCCGTTGCACGTATTAAAGAAGTTTTGTCAACGTTGGGGTATAAGTGTAAAATACAGCGACGTAAAACTGCCAAAGGCCGTAAAATTTACTTCATTATTGAGCCTACTGACGACGACCGCGAGTTTCCTAGTCCGTGGTGGAAAGAATCAGAGGGGATTATAAGGGCACATTTCCCTGATTCACACATAACAAGCGGCAGCAGTTCAGGATGGACAATAGCTGAATACAGATGAAACAAGGGCTAGAAAAAAAGTTGATGTTGGATTTGTTGATGCACCCTGCAGAGGTGATCTTCAAAGACGAAAACATTGCCGTTATTAGGCCAAACGGCATAGATTCCCTTGTCCATCACTTAAAGGTCGGCAAAGGAAAATTCAGGTTTCAGGATACAGCGGGCGCTCGCAGAGGTCTTAGTAATAGCAATAACAAAATGATTGTTGCTACTCGCAAGGGTGAGCGTTTCATGGCCTACTTGGCGGCAGAAAGCTTTATGCGCCCCTCATTCAATTGGGAATTTGCTCCGTACACTGAGCCACGCCTACTCAAAACATATCCGACTTTGATAGACGCATTTAACGACATTGCTATCAAGATCAATTACCTTCCTCTTATCAAAGAGCACACAAAAGAAGTAATTGAGGCTGCAATCAAGCAAGACCCCGCTAACATTCGTTATGTGCGTAACCTCACAGAAAAGGATAAGAAATATTGGATTATGCAAAAGTCCGCAACGTTTGAATACATGCAACAGACCAAAGAGCTTGCTCGGTTTGCTATGGACAACACTGATATTGGTCTCGGAGAAATTAGCTCGTATTTTTGTTCTGCTAGCATATGTAAGAAAGGACTTCGCAAAAATCCGTTGAATTGGAAATATGTTCCGACCGAACACCGAACAAACGACTTGTTAATATACGCAATTCAACAAGATCCGCAAGTACTGAATCAAGTTAAAACTCCGACAACAGAGATGTATGTTGCTGCGGTAAGGGCTGGCAAGAATGCTTGGGATTATGTTCCTGAAAGCATGAAGAAGAAGGTTAAGAAACTAGCATGAGCAACGAAATAGTTCATCTTGTAAGAGCATATAGCACAAATAGCGGCAACTATCTGTGGATAGGCGGCGAACAATCTGCCAATGTTGGTCGGGCACGATATTGGTACGATAAAGCCGAGGCCCAAAAAGTTATAGACTTAAATCAGGAAGAATTTGAAAAGATAAACACACACTTAGCATCTCGTGATGGTTACGGGTCAAAAACTGTACGACTTGAAATAGTAACAATGACACGCAAAGAACTCATGCTTAGGATATTAAAAGGATGAGTACACACTCCTCAACAAACAAAGGCAAACGTGTACGCATCAAATTAAAAGATGGTACGGTGTTTGTTGACAAATTTGTAACTACGGGGAGTGGTTGGATAGAATTTGAAGAGCGCGGGAAGGTTCAGAAGAAAGAAATCAAGAATTTTTCCATTCACAAGGGCGAAACAAACGCTAAATAACTTGTAAGGAGGCTATTATGAGAATTTTATTCGCAATCATAGCACTAGGTACACTGAGCGGGTGTGAATCTCTTGGCGAAGTTATCCGAGAGAAAAAGTATACAGTCAATTTCCATGAGACTGCAAATGCCAAGCACAAGCTTGGATACAACGATGACTTTCATTACGTAGGTTACATCATAGTTGGCAAATTCGGCGCTACAATCCATAAGCATGAGCATTATGCTAATTGCCCACACGAAATTGCCACTGCTGCCGCAGCAGGAAATTAATTTCCAAAATCACCCAATATTAAGCTGACGTTAAGGTTGAGAATGCTACAATATACTAAATAATATATACGAAGGAGATTAAATCATGCGTATTTTATTGGTATTAGGAGCATTGTTAGCATTATCGGGTTGTGAGTCGATGGAGTTTGTCGCCGTAGATTATCATAGCGGTTATAATTATGGCCCATATGTTCAACCAGTCGGACACATTAGTTACACGCTAGGTTATTACAGCGGCAACTATTATAATGGTTGGGCAGTATACGGTTCTCACGGACACCGTTATTATCACGCTCCCCGCTATTATGCTCACCACAGACATTTTGCTCGTCCTGTAGTTGTACAGCACGTACATGTTCATGCTTCATACTGCGAACATAATTACCGACCCCGTAATAATTACAGGCAGCGTGACAATAACAGAAATACCTACGTACAACCACAAGTACGAAATGATACGCGCAGCACCCCACCACGTAACCAAACACGGAATGATACTCGACGCAGGGATGCGACACCTCCACGCAGGCAACCCAATCGTGTAGCTCCGACTCCACGCAGGCAACCCAATCGTGTAGTCCCACAACAGGAAACAACACCGCGCGCAAACAATAGACGCGTTGAAAGGGAAGATCGTGTTGAGCGTGGGCGCCGAAATCAAAAGCAAAAGCAAAAGCGTAAGTAAAATATATAAATGCTGATAAATACTCTATACAATAGAGGATTATTAAATGTCAGCAACATCTACATCGCGTTACAACCTGTCAAAACAGATCATGCTCCTACTTGGCGATCAAATGGTCGAGGTAGAGCTTGATGAGGAGCATCTAAATCTAGCAATTGATATGGCTATTGATCGCATCCGTCAACGCACAACAGGTGGTGTCGAAGAAGGTCATGTGTTTATTACGATGCAACCTGACCAAAACGTTTACACCCTACCTGATGAAATTCAGGAAGTTGAAAAACTATATCGCAGGGGCGTTGGTGCAAACAGCACTGGCGGCACAAACTTTGATCCGTTTGAGGCTGCATTCTCTAACATTTACCTATTACAAGCAGGACGCACAGGCGGACTTGCTACATGGGATTTCTTTGCACAGTATCAAGAGACAATTGGTCGAGTATTCGGATCAGAAATCAACTTTATCTGGGAATCATCAACAAACCAACTAACAATCATTCGTCGTCCTACAGCGGAAGAAGACGTAATGTGTAAGGTGTGGATGAAGAAGCCAGAAAACATTATTATTGACGACGTATACACCAAAGTTTGGGTGCGTGACTACGCACTAGCGAAAGGCAAAGAAATGCTTGGTGAGGCTCGCGATAAATTCCCAGGCGGTTTGCCAGGGCCAGCGGGTTCAGTACTTTTGAATGGGCAACAGTTGAAAACAGAAGCTGTAGCTGAACTAGAAAGACTGGAAATGGAACTACAGAACTTTAACGTGTCGCGAGACGGCATGCCATTTAGGATCGGCTAATGAGTGATATGCGCAAACTAATGGAAACAGCAAAACAGCTTGACGAAGGTCGAGTAGAAGATTTTGCGATGCGACTAGTACAATTGTGGATCCAAAAATTGGAACAACAAAGAGTTCGTTACGTCATGAATAACGAAAAGGGATCAGCGTGGGCCGAGGGCGCAGAATTTGACATTCACTACTAGATGTACTATAATTTGTATCTAACCACACTACAGGAACAGTGAAATGCCAAAAGCAAAATTTAGAGAAGGACGTGGATCACGACCAGAGCCACGCACGTATAAGTACAAGCTAGGAAACAGGAAGAGCAGCACATCTGCACACTCTGTTTCAACAGCAGAATTGATTAAGATGTACGAATCAGGCAACACACCGAAAAATAAGCCAAAAATTGAAAAAGTTTTGCTTCTACGTGGTGTAAGGCTTGGTGAGTCTGCACTAACAGAGGAAGCAACAACAGAAGAATGAAGATCAATGAGGTTACCGAGCATCCAGCAGTAGCGAGGGAAGTAGAATTTACTAACTTACTGCAATCTGGCGAAGACAAGATGGAAGATATGATAGCATTCGTGCTTGACGATCAAAATGCGGACGCGCGGCGCCTTCACATACTTAGACATATTGATGAATTGCTTGGTGATCTTAAGGATCATTATAGTGCTGACGACCTTGAAGATTTTATGTACGATCAAGGCGACGTTTCACCCGAAGAAGCGGATGAAATTGCTAGAGATATGCGTTTGCCTCCTTATCACCTACAATCAGTAGATGAAACAGAAGATGATGACACCCCGACAGGCGAATATGAAATTTGCCAACGTTGTGGTGGAGAAGGTTGCATCGAATGTGAAGAAGGCTTAAAAGATATTACTGGTGTACACAAAGCACTAGACCTCGATGACTTTATAAAAGACTAATCCTTGACAAAACCATAGTAATCTGTTATACTTATTCGCATAATAAGTAAAGGATAAGTTAATGTCAGAATTCAATTCAAATTTAGAAGCCCCCGCAGATATACAGTTAGTTATGCTTTATCACGACGAACCAATCCTAGAAGGACAAGAATTTACGAAACAAATCGTAAAACTTAGTGAAATTCCTGAAGATGCTGTAGAAATTGAAAGTAAATTTAACGGCATGAGAGCATTTAAATGCTCATAGGACTTCTCGGGCGCATTGGTTCTGGCAAAGGAACTGTAGCAGACGAACTTGTTAACAACTATGGCTTCCGCCAAGACAGCTATGCATACTCACTAAAAGACATGACCGCGCTCCTGTTTAATTGGGATCGCGCTATGCTTGAGGGTGACACAATGGAAAGTCGCAGTTCAAGAGAACAAATTGACGAGTGGTGGTCAGACCAACTAGAAATTCCTGAATTTACTCCGCGTTTGGCCTTGCAATTGATTGGGACTGACGTATTCCGCAACAATTTTCATAAAGACATATGGATGTTAAGTGTAATGGCGCGCTACAAAGAAGGTGACAACGTAGTTATAAGCGATTGCAGATTCCCAAATGAAGTTCAGGCCATTCGTGATTTAGGTGGGCGCATTATTCAAGTAGAACGTGGTGAAGAACCCGAATATTGGCACCATGCCATTGCAACATGCAAGGGTGACGAGAGTGCAAAGGTAATAATGGACACTGTGTACAAAGATATACACGCTAGCGAGTGGGCATGGGCTGGTTCAGTTCCAGATGAAATTATTTATAACAACGAAGACCTAGACGCCCTATACAGCATGGTTAATTTACTAAACAACCGCTACAAATTTAATTCTTAGGCTTCCGCATCTTTTCTTTTAGACGTTCTTTCTTCGCCTGCCCCTCGGGCGAATCCCAGTACGCTTTTGTTCGCTCAGAACGAGCTTTCTTTTCTACAATACCTGCCTCAGACTGATAATAAGCTTTAGTTCCCCTGCTTATTGCTCTATTATGGGCGGCACGCTTATCAACGGCCCCAACTTTAATTGGATCAAGGCGCGTGACGTTTTTTAGTAGTTGAATTTTGTTTTTGTGGATCATAACACTATTATTTAGCGTAGTTTAGATAAATATTGGCATAAGGATAACAACCATATTTATCTAATACAATTGACAGGAGAAGAAAAATGCCCCTAGTATCACCAGGCGTACAAGTTACCGTAACAGATGAGAGCTTTTTTAGTTCCGCTGGCCCAGGTACAGTACCACTAATTTTCATTGCTACCAAGCAAGATAAGTTGACCTCTGACGGTTCAACTACTGCACTCGGCACAACAGCCGCAAATGCAGATTCATTATACCTAATTAGCAGTCAACGTGAATTGCTACAGACGTTTGGTGACCCTGATTTCAACGAAATCGGTGGCCTAGCGCAGAATGGTAGCCCGCTTAACGAGTACGGTCTGCTTGCAGCATACTCCTACTTGGGTCTAGCAAGTCGAGCATACGTAATTCGTGCAGACATCGACACAAACGAGCTTGAAGGAACAAGCATTGCGCCAACATCCGCACCAGCAGATAACGCATACTGGAATAACACTGGCAATCTAACTGCTGGTCTTTTCCGTTGGACTACAAGCTCAATATGGGCTGCGGTTACAACAACAACAGTTATCGGTGACGAGAATGGTTCAGAAGCAGCACTGATTACGGGAGGCCAAGCAGAACCATCTAGCGGTTACCAAAATGGCGATCATATCATTAACCTAGATAACGTAGGTAATGTACAATACATGCATCGCACAGCAGGTCTTTGGCAGAAGGCAGGTTCAGCAGCAGGACGTGGTACAACTGACTTCCAGTGGGCACCACACACATTTGTTCCTGCAGTAAATCAGTCAGATGACTCTACACCACTAGTAACGGGTGACCTTTGGTTGAAGACAACTACACCTAACAGTGGCCTAGACCTAGACGTAAGTTTTTACGATAGTTCATTAGCACAGTTTGTAAGCTTGGGCGACGTAACAATTTCCGACAACCATACTGCATACTACGCACTTTCAGGTGTTAGCTCCAGCACAGTTACAGCAGGCACAGTAGTTGGTTTTGTTGATAGCATAGACGCATACGCAGGTGTTCCAAACACAACAGCACCTACTCCGCAGGCTACTTCTGAAGCTGACTTGGTACTAGAAATTCACAACGGCAACTCAACAGTTGCATTTACGGGATCAGGCGTAGTTTCAGGCGTAATCACTGATGATACGACAACTGTGTTTACACTTAATGGTACAGCAACAACTACATTTGGCACAGCAGTAACAGCAGTTATGACAGGTATTGACGAAGTAATTATCGCACTCAACCTTGATCCAGCACTAACATCTAATGGTGTTATTGCTACTAAATCAGCAACAGATCAAGTCGTGCTAACAGCATCAGACGGCCGTGACATTATTATTACAGCCGCTAGTACATCTGTAATAGCAGAACTGTATATTGTAAATGGTACAACGTCTAACTTTGAATCATTCTCAGCTTCGGCTCTAGCTTCATCCTACGAAGCAGACGCAACGGCACCAACAGGCGCAGTAACAGACGGCACTTACTGGTATGACCCAAGCTTTGTTGTTGATCTAATGATTAATAATGGTGCAGGTGGTTGGATTGAAATAACAGACGACGTATTTGTACAATCAGATGAACCAACAACAGGCGTATCAAATGGCGATATTTGGGTTGAGACGGATCAAGCATCTTATCCAGTTATCTATCGTCGCACATCAGGCGCATGGGTACTAGTTGACAACACTGACCAAACAACAGCACTTGGTATTGTATTTGCTGACGCGCGACCATTTGAATCAATCGGTGTGGTAGGTACAGGTATAAATAACCGACCAAGTACGACTCCTACATCAGATCCTGACTTAGATGGTGATAGCCCAGATGCGCTACTATATCCAGGTAACACATTGCTATTCAATACACGTTACAGTGGCCGCAATGTTAAACAATGGACAGAGAACGCAACATACAGTGATGCAGCAGGTCTAGTACTTGTAGATCGCTGGGTTAGCGCAAGCGGTAACGAAGCAAATGGTAGCCTAGTATCAGGTTCTGATGCACAGCAGGCAGTAATTGCAAGTGCAATTGGTGCTGTACTAGTAGGCAATCAGCAAGTACGAGATGACACAATCTTCTACAACCTAATTGCTTCACCTGGTTACCCTGAGCTAATGGACGAGATGCTAGCACTGAACTTGGATCGCAAAGAACAAGCATTTGTTATTGGCGACACTCCATTCCACTTGAGCGATAGCACAACGGACCTACAAGAGTGGGCTTCTAATACTAACGGCGCGGCAGGCAACGGCAGTGTTGGCCTTGTAAGTGCAAACAGCAACTTGGGTGTTTACTACCCATCTGGTCTGTCCACAAACACAGACGGCACAGACGTAGTTGTTCCTGCAAGTCACATGATCCTACGTACACTTGCATATAACGATCAGGTCGCTTATCCTTGGTACGCACCTGCTGGTTTTGCACGTGGTACAGTAAGTAATGCATCAGCAGTTGGCTACTTGGATAGTGCAGACTCATTCGTAGTTACTTCTCTGAATCAGGGACAGCGCGACGTACTACAAACAAACAACGTTAACCCAATTGCAAGTATTCCTAACAGAGGACTAGTAGTTTACGGTCAAAAGACTCGTCAAGCTACTTCATCTGCACTTGATCGTGTTAACGTAGCGCGTCTAATCAACCACGTTCGTTATCAATCAGACTTGCTGGCACAGCCATTCTTGTTTGAGCCAAATGATAGCGTAACACGCGGTGCAGTTAAAGAAGCATTTGATAGTTTCCTATCAGAAATCGTAACACTACGCGGTATTACTGACTTCTTGGTAGTTGTTGATGAAAGCAACAATACGCCAGAACGTATTGATCGAAGCGAACTTTGGGTTGACATTGCAATTCAGCCAACCAAGTCCGTGGAATTCATCTACATTCCTATCAGATTGCAGAATACAGGCGACGACTTAAACCTATAAGAAGGACCCGCATAGGAGAGAAATGCACCGCCCGTCGGTGCATTTTTTTGGGCGGGCGAAAAAAATTTGAAGGAAGTGATAAATAACTGTATGAATTACTGTTCAGAGGAGAACAAGAAAAATGGCAGATTTAAGTAAATTTGGTGTACCACTAGACGGCAACAAGCTAGGTATTTTACAGCCGAAGCTCGCTTATCGTTTCCGAATTATATTCCAGAATTTCGGCACCAACCAAAATCTACGTGAACTAACTTCTAGTGTTCAGTCGGTAGGACGACCATCGGTTACATATGAAGAAGCTCAAGTACACGCTTATAATTCCCGTGCATACGTAATGGGTAAGCATGAGTGGCAAGCGATTGAATTGGTGGCTAGGGATGACATCACCAATGCTGTAACTTCAGCCGTTAGTTCTCAGGTTCAGCGTCAGCTTAACCACTTTGAACAAATCGGCCCAGTTGCAGGAACAAACTACAAGTTTGGTATGCAGATTCATACACTTGATGGCAGCAATGGTGAAGAGATGGAAAGCTGGCAGCTAGATGGTTGTTGGTTGACCGCTGTACAAAACGGTGACTTCAACTATGAAACATCGGCGGACTACATGCGCATTACAATGACAGTACGTTATGATAATGCTACTCTTCTAAGCGGACCAAATGATAACGACGGCACAACTGTTGCTGGCGATCCGTTCCCTAACATCCTAGACGGCTACACTGGCGGTACGACCGTAGGATAATACATTGGCTAAATCATACGAAGGTATATTTGGCGGCATTTTCGATCAAGGCGTATATTTACGTGATTCGAGACATGCCGCCAATGCTTTTGGTCTAAATAAAAGTGACCTAAGCAACGGCACACCGCGGCACAAGTTTGAGTTTTTTGTAAAGATCAATTTCAATACTCAACTTAAAGCATACGTTGAATCATTCTTTGTAGACCCTGCTGAACAAGCAATGCTACACACTATGATTAAGTCGATTACTATGCCTTCAATGCAAATTGAAACATCAACTCTGAATCAATACAATAAGAAGCGCATCTCACAAACAAAAATTAATTACAACACAGTTAGCATTACGTTCCATGATAGTGTTGAGGGACGCACTATGCGTTTATGGGAAATGTACTATGAGTATTATTTCCGCGACGGTCTAGCACAAGAAAAATTGCAAGTAGGCCAAAGCAAACCTACATCTTTCCTTGATGCGTTTGTTGGCGCATTTACAGGTGAAAATGGCGCAAGAGCAGATCGCGTATTTGCTGAACTAAACCCAGACGACACAATTACTGATCGCTTTAACGATAACTTTGGTTATAATTTGGCCCGCGTTGGCAACGACAAATACTTAATTGACAGCATCGAAATTTATCAAGTACACGGCGGCAAGTGGTCAAGAACCGACATTATTCGTCCTCGTGTTTCTTCATTCACACACGATACACTGGACTATGAAGATGGAGCAGGCTTAGTCGAGATGAAACTTGACTTTGAGTACGAGGGTGTTATATATGCTAACGTTAATCAAAAACTAAATTCAGATGAATTAGAAAAGTATAGGTATGGTGATTTCCATGAAATGGCTGGCCTAATTACTATTCGTCAAAATATTAATGGTCGTACATTTGGCACACCTGTCAAATTACCGAATGTAATTGACTGTGGCCCAGGATCAAATCCAGATGGATCGGACAGTTCGGGTGAAAATGAAACAACAACAGGAATATCATTGAGTGATTTTATCGGTGAGCAAAATCAACAGTTATTGCAAGGAAGCATTGGTAATTTAGTCGGTGCTATTCCAGGTGCTATTAGCTCTGTTGTAACAACTAGTATTTTTGGTGGAACAGTTAGTATTAACCCTGATCCAATCAAGGCATTGAAGACTACAGTAAATCAAATATCACGCAATACAGTAAATCGTACAAGAGGCAACTTTGCATCTGGCGTATCAGCCGCAGTAGGCACAATTATAAACGGATTCATTCCAAAGGGCGATGATGGCGGTACATAATAGAAGCAGTAAACAAGTAACACAGTTCTTAGGTGCAGACGTTACGCCTAGTAATGTTGCAGGTGCGCTACAAAGTGTTGTTAACAATGGTCTAGGCGGTGAACGCCCTCGTCAACCAGATACAACACGAGGCAGCACTAGTGATTTTGAATCTGGCGAACTCAATATAGTCGAATACGAGTCAGCACTAGTACACATGGAAGCAAGAGGAGCGCAACCACTAGCAGCAAAAGCTATGGCGCTTGTTTTACTTGACGTAGCAAAGGCACAGGGTGTACGTGTTGATACATTACTAAGAAATACAGGTACACAAGAAATTGCATTACTTAATAATCAAGCATACGTATACATAAACCAACTTAGGGGCGGCGGATCTCAACTCAGCGGATCAGATGCAATAGATAATTCAAAGAGTTTACGTAGCCGCTATTTGATAGCATAATGGCAAGGCGAAGAAGGAAGTATAACAACGGCGTGTTCACGCCTTCGTTCCCAGAAAAGTATAAAGGGGGAAATGCACCCCGCTACAGAAGTAGTTGGGAGCTACAGCTATTTCGTTTAGCTGACCAACACCCTAACGTAGTTGCGTGGGCAAGTGAATCTATCAGAATCCCATACATGAACCCACTTACACATAAAATGTCGATGTATACGCCCGATGTGTTAATGGTCTTTGAAGATAAAAACGGCAACCGTCGTAATGAACTCATTGAGGTCAAGCCGCGCAAGCACACTCACCTCGAAGAAGCAAAAACAGTGTATGATAAGGCACAATTTGCTATTAATGTAGCGAAGTGGAAGGCTGCACAAGAGTTTTGCAAGAATCACGGCATGACGTTCCGTGTAATTAACGAAAACGACATATTCCAAACTAAGAAAAAGAAGAAGAAATAAAATCTCCACTAATCTTTTAGTGATAAATACAATTATGACTAAGAACTTAGAAGAGGCGTTCGATTTGCCACCTATTAAAGAAGCAATAGCAGCACAAAAGGGCGCGCTTGTTGAATCTGAGCCACATACCCCAGCAGAAGCATTAGAAAATTCAGCCAAACTTCTCAAAGCACTCACAATCACGGAAAAGGTTGACCACGCACTAACAACTGTGGACAACATTAACGAACATGATACAGAGATGGACAGCATTGCACAAGAAGCACTTGAATCATACATTGAGCTAAAAGAACTTGGCATGAATATGTCAGATGCGCACAGTGGCCGCATGATGGAAGTGGCTGCAACAATGTTGAAGACCGCACTTGACGCACGTTCTGCAAAAATGGAACGCAAGCTGAAAACTATTGACCTACAGCTTAAAAAGTTGCGCATTGACCGCATGACTGCAAAGATATGGGCGGAGACGACGATTCCCCTGAATTTGACCGCAACGAACTGATAAAACAAATAGTTGCCCAGCGCGACGGGGAATAATCCTACTTATTTTGTGGTATTAGATAAATACTACAAAATAAGTAAAGGAATTTCCTACAATGACAACAGTATTTAAAGACTATTATTTGGTAGAATCTGCAAAAGAATACAAATATCGTATTAAGCTTGCAGTAAATGACCTATCGTCCGATCAAAAAGCTGCGCTAGAAGATGCGCTGGCTAAATTCGATGTACGATCAGTAGGCCCATTCTCACAATCACCAATCCAACAATCACCACTTGATTTTCCTAACGTTCGTAATACTCAGGTTCATACAACTGAGATCGTACTAGGTTATCCAGTCACAGTAGACGCGCTTCGTGTTTTCCTTAGTGATAAAATCGCAGTAAATCAGCAAGAAATTGCAGTATACAATGAATATGATCCTCGCGATGCTTACACAGATGAAGCTATCGCTCTCCAAGCAGGCAAAGATGAAGATTATATCCCTGCACTAGGTAGCGAGTATCCTGCTGACGAAAAGCCTGCTTACGGTAAAGAATATAACGAGAAGTTCCTAAAAGAACTTGACGATGTTCGTAAAGAACGCCCAGTAGTAGAAGTTGAAAATCCCCTAATGCAGAAAACAACAGTTGATAACACAAGTGTTGCGCCAAGGGACGTAGGTGAAGCAGGTGGTTACAGTCCGCTAGGCGGAACGGGAACAGATGGACCACAATAAAGACATGCGCGAACTTCTTATGATTGCTGAGTCTTATTCTCACAATCTAGCTGAAGAATTCGCAACAGAACCAACTCTCTATCAGGGGCCGTTTTCAGATGCGCCTGTAGATGATCCGTTTCGTGACGCAGAACCTGCGATACCGTTAGAGATTACAGCACTAACAGATGCTCCTGGTCTGTATATGAAAAAGGGAGACAAACTTTACGTTGAACCAACTAACAATCATGGCGAAGTGTATAGTGAAGAAAATGGTCTAACATATGATTGGGACTTTATTTCAAGTCTTGCCTCACGTGGTATGCTATCAGTTAATCCTATCGAAAGCGAGAAGGATCCTGTAGAAGTACCGTTTGAAGAAGACCAAGAGCTTGGCTCATGGGGAAATTGCCGACGATGTGAAGGACACGGCACCCATTTAGGAATAGAATGTTGGAAGTGTGAAGGCACTGGCAACGAAAAAGAAATTGAAGAAGATGCAGGGTTTCCTGCACAAGGGTCTGAACAAGAGTGCGCATGGTGGGCTGGATGCACAAACGATGCAACAACAACTGAGCCGCACCCAGTACTTGGCGATGTGCCTATTTGTGATCGGTGTGTAGGAAAGCTACGTAAGATTGAAGGTCTTGACGAAGTAGAAGAGCCAGGACCAGAATGCACTTACTGTGATGACGAAGAACCACTAGATGGTTTTCCGTGTTTGAATTGTGGTAGTTTGCAGTATGTTGGGGAAGACGCTACACGCAAAGATTCTGGCATGTGTCCAGAATGTGAAGCAGGTGGTATTGCTCCGCAAGCATCATGCAAACGTTGTAAAGGTGATGGTGAAATTTATCCAAGCAGCGATAAGTTCAACGAAGGTGATAAGCCTTACGCAACAATGAAAGACGGGCCAGATAAATATTTGTTCCGCAAAGACAACAAGCAGAAGCTAGTTGGTTCTGCGGATAACGAGCCAGAAGATGGCGAAGAACAATTAGAAGAAGCACCAGGCGACATCTATAATATTGATGGATACATTTATCGCCAGCACGAACTTCCCGAAGAGGACGTAGTTAAGCTTTGGCATTACATGGTAACGCCAGAGGGTGAGGAAGTTTACATAGATTACAGTCCTTATCAAGAATTGGACAAAGATGAATTTGCAGCTAAGGTTGCAGCTTACAGGAAAGGAACAATGGATAAAGAAATCAGAGAAATGCAAATCGCAGCAGGTATTGTTGTTGAAGGCGAATTGCCTGACGCACTCAAGAAGCATCAATTTGGTGCGAAGGACGACGATTCGGAAGACAAGAATGATTCGGAAGACAAGAATGATTCGGAAGACAAGAATGATTCTGACGACAAAGCTGATGACGATTCTGACATTAAAGAAATGCAAAAGCGAGCAGGTATTGTTATTGAAGATTGCGACGAAGACGAAGAAAAGAATGACGACGGCGAATGCAGTCCATTTACACATGCTGACGATAACGTTGAGATGGTCAAAGAAGAAGACCAGTGTTCTGAATGTGATGGTGTTGGTGAAGTATGGGGCAAAGCTTGCGAGAAATGTGGTGGCGAGACAGCACTAGAAGAAGAACGCACCAATACACGCTGCGGATCGTGCGCACTAAAAGGCTTAAAGGTGTGTGCGCCTGATTGTCCACAGGGCGAAAAGGGCATAGGAGATGAGTTGTTTCCTGATGAAGCTAATAAAGAATACTATAGACGTATGGGCATGAAAGAAGGCGATGTTGGTGAAGCACTAACAAGAGAAGACATGCTTGTTCCACCTAAGGATCTAGATGATGGCGCATACGAAGATGAACGCTTTGAGCCAGAACTAGATCGTCAGACAGATTTCAATGCTCCACCTCGTGATGATGGTGACGACAGTTACGATATGAACGAAGAGCCAAGTGATGAAGAACGCATTATTGATGTTGGCGATGACGAAGATTACGAAAAATATGACTTTGATAATGAGTTTGAACAGATGCTAGGCGGTTCAAGCGATATGCCAGGAGCGGAGTATAACGGTATGTATGAAATGAATGAACTACGTAGGCTTGCAGGACTTGAGCAACTAGAAGAAAAAGATATTGTTGACGGCGATGATGCAGTAGACGGCGAAGATGAAACAGTTGAAGTCGATGAAGGCTTTGCTGATTCAGATTCAGACGTAGTTGCATATGAAATTGCAGATGAAAAGGTATACTATGCAATGGCTGATCTTTTAGGTGCAGACCTTGATTTTGGGCCCGAAGATGAAATACTTGTTCCTGCAGAACGCA